CGCATTTAAGGACCCATTTGGTAAAACACTTACTGAAAAAAGTTTTTGGACAATAAACGACCCGTTTGTCTATATGCCGTTACTACCATTGTTTATTTATCAAGTTCCAAAGGTAGGTGAATATGTACACGTAATATACTATAATACTGAATTACAAGATAGGAATAAGTTTTACATTCAAGGAAATTTTTCAAACCCAAATAATACCAAATTTGAACCTTATGATTCATCTTTAGCATTTACAGCAAAAGGTGAAAGAAACTCATTACCAAATAACATTAGAACCAATAATGGTGAATATATTAATGTTGACCAAATTGGTTTATATCCTGATGTTAACACAATAGGTTTATTAGGTAGATATAATTCTGATATTTTTTTACCTGAAAATGGTGTCGCTTTAAGAGCGAATACGATATTAGATGGTTCGGACCAATTAAATCCCACCTTTAATAAAAAACACAGTTCAATATCACTACAAAAATACGAAACAAGAAATGTTGATAACGGTACCAGTACTTACTTTGAAAACAATAAGGTAGTACAACCTGTCAAATATTTGATTGAGTATAACGTATATGGTGGTATTGGTACATTAGTAGGTAGATATTCCGCAAATGCCTTTGTTTATAAGATTTCTGAATACCAACCTGTTTATACAAATAGTGTTGACAAAGGATGGTATGAATTTCCTGAAATATCTAAGATTGGTCCAATATATAAGGAAGATTATACATTCAAAACTTTTGATGAAATTGTTACAGGTATTAATAATTTAATTCAAAAAGTTAATAGTGGTAAATTTTTAGTTGGTAATACATTAATCACGGATATTTTTCCATTTGTTTTTCAACCTGAAAAACCATTATATGACAAATATTCATTAAATAATGTTAGTGATGTTAGTGAAGCGATAAATGCACAAAGATTTATATCTGCAGTTCATTTAAATAAAACAGACGCCAACGTTGGGTTTGGATTAGTTTGTAAACAAGGTGAATTAGGTCCGTTAACTGAACTTACATCATTTGAAATTGAAAATATAACTGCGGAACCAAATCCAATAACATACGGTATTAATGTTTCAGATATTTCATTTTTGTTATCTCACGATTCACAAATTCCGGGTACAAATAAGATTGATTTTGATACTGCTGATTTCTCAGGTAATACTTTATCACAAAAATTTATTGAAGAATCAATTCTACCAAATACCAATTCAATGGTAAGAGGAGAACAGCTTTTAAACTTAATTGAATTAATAGTAAAGTACTTAATTACACACGTTCACCCCTATCATGGAATGGCTCCAAATTCTGTTGGATTGGATGGAACCCAATCACAAAAAATACTTGCAGAATTATTTAACGCTACTGAAACCATATTAAACAAAAACTTACGAATTAACTGATATTTATTTATAATGTCAATACACAAATCATATTTTAGTAAAAATAACACTATTATTTACAATAGTACAACAAACACAGGACTAAATCCTGTGACTGAACTATTTTTTGGTAGAGCCGATAACGTATTATCAACACCAGGATACTCAAGATTTATTTTTGATATTGATTTAAGTCAATTACAACAAAAAATAAGTGATGGTGTGGTCTATACTGGTAGCCAAATGACTCACAAATTAAAAATGACAAATACAATCATGTTTAATTATGAGTTATTAAACACAACAACTTCCGATAATAGAAGAAGAGCAACCGCATTTGATTTAAATGTAATTTCAATACCAAAGTTAAATTACACAGGAAGTTCTCAAACTTGGGATGAAGGTGTTGGATATGATTATTATGATAATAACACACAAAATACATCAAACTCAAGTTTAACATCTAAAAATTATCGAGATAATGATAAATCGTATTCAAATAGACCATCAAATTGGTTTGGTAGAGATTTAGTAAATAATTGGAGTACGCCTGGTATTTACGATAACACAAGTACAGGTACGGGTACAACTATTAACTTTACAGGTCTTACTCGTGCAGGATTTCAACATTTTGAATTTGGTAATGAGAATCTTGAAATTGATATTTCGTATGATATTAATAATATACTAACTGGAAATGCAACGACTACCGGATTTATTTTATCGTATTTCCCCGAATTAGAAAATATTGTAGGTTTAACCGAAAACTATTCTGTTGGTTTTTTTACTAGACATACTCAAACTTTTTATGAACCTTATTTAGAAACCACTTATGATGATTTAATTCTTGATGATAGAACAGCATTCTTTGAGAATAAAGTAAATAAGTTATATCTATATTCGTATATTAACGGAACACCAACCAATTTTGATTTTAACCCTAAAGTTAACATTGAGGATTCAAATGGTAATTTAATACCATCGTTAACAGGTTTAACAACCGTAAGACGTACTGAAGGTGTGTATGAATGTACAATTCCCGCTTTGACAGGATACTCAACACCATGTCAATTTAGTGATATTTGGAGTGGTGTAACAGTCAATGGTGTATCTTTAGGAAATATTACAAATGACATTATATTAAGACCGTCATCTGAATATTATCAAATTGGTCCATTGGCTAAAGACCCTGTTTTATATGGTTTTGAATTTTCAGGTATAAAACAAGATGAAAAAATATTAAACACGGATACACGTAAAGTTGTTGTTACAATAAAACAAGCTTACACATCAAATGTAATATATCCAAACTTTAAAGCGTATTACAGATTATATGTTAAAGAAGGTACCACAGAGGTTATTGTCCAAGATTGGACCAGAATAAATCAAACACCAAATGAATATTACTTTATCTTTGATACTAAAGATAAAATCCCTAATGAATATTATGTTGACATCAAGGTGTTAACATCAGGTGAAGTAGATACTTATAAAAGACAATTAAAATTCCAAATAGTTAACCAAAAATGAAAAATATAAATGAATTAGATGTTTCCAGTATATTAAAAAACTTAGCTGGTGACACCGCGAGAAACGTATTAACAAGTATTCCAGGTGTGGGTACCGCTGTAGGTATTGGTGCATCTGTGAAAAATTACAGTGAATTAAACGACGATTTAGAAAAATATAAAGAATTAAAGGACTCTATTGTAAATGACGAAGACATTCAATCAGATACCTTAGAACAATTACTTGATGTTCAAGACGAATTAGAAGTTGATTTTATTGATTTATTACAATCAATTGTTGGTATAACGAGTATTCCCGGATTAGGATTTGTTACACAAGGTTTAGGGCCCTTATTAGTTAAACTAAGTATTGAGGAAATACTTGAAAAAATTAGTAGTATTGTACCAATTAGTAAAGATGTTGAGAAATCAATGGTTCCTTATTTGGCCGCAATCAAGGACATTGAAGATTTAAAAACAAAGGCAAAAGAACTTGAACCTCTTTCAAAAGATGCGGATGAGTTTATGGACCAAATGTTGGAAAGAAAAAATTTAGAAGAAGGTAGAAAAAAAACAGGAACTAAATTATGTTCAAGAGGTAAATCAGCTGCTAAATCAAAATTTGATGTTTATCCATCGGCATACGCTAATGGATATGCAATACAAGTCTGTAAGGGTAAAATAAAGGGACTGGATGGAAAGAAAAGGTGTTCACCACCATATTGTTAAGATTATAAAAAAAAGGGGTTTTAAGACCCCTTTTTTATTGAATATAGAATTGTATTAATCCATCGTTTTGTTTCATTTCCACCAAGTAACGAATAATTTAAATTAGAATCTACGGATTCAGATAATGTAATATTATTAAATTTATTATTTAATTCATTAATCATTTTTTCAGTAAAAGGTACTCTATTATATAAGTTTTTAATAATTGTTAAATTTTCGGTAATTCCTTGTTTTTTAGATTCATATAAAATTTTTCCAGCTAAACTAACTAATTTTAATGGTGGTAAAAACTCAACAGATTCTTTTGTTGTTTTGTAAGACGAGTAAACAGGTTTTTGTCCTTTACCTGTTTGTGTATCTGCTTTCTCCGCCTTTCTTTTCTTAGCACAAGCTGCTCTTTTCTGAGCGTCACTCATACTAGCAGCAACACCTTTGGCTCTACATTTAGGATATGACTTTGGGTCAGCATCTGGCCTTCCACATGGTGGGTGTCCACCACCTTCTTTTTTTCTACATATATTAACCCAAGGACCAGCGGGTTGTTTAGAACCTTTTGGTTTTTTCTTTGTTCCAAACCAAACCGCCAAGTCTTCATTTACAGTATGTACATCGTGTATTTTTACGTCATAACTACCATCTTTATCTTTTTCCCATACACCAATAACTTTTGATATATTGTTTTTTAAAGTTTTTTGTTTTTTTTCTTTATTGGCGGGGTGTTTTGAAAATTCAGTATACGGACCTAATTCAGAGTCTTTCCATTTTTTTAAACCTAACTCAATTGGTCCGTTGTACACACCGGCACTTATAGTAGTACTACTGGTTTCAACAATTTTTATATATTCATTAAGAATATCTTGAATTATCACTTTATTATCCATTATTTTTTTACGATTATTATATATAAATATCTTACTATGATTAATAACAACACAAAACTATTTGATTTTTTACAATATAACTCAAATGACGAGCTTGAAAAAATAATTAATTCTATAGAAAAGGAACAATCTTTATTCTATTTAATACAATCTGTAAAATCAGCGTATAAACGAGGTTGTTTTACATTAGAAGAATCTGAAATTATTTCAAAATCGTTACGTGTTTTAAGTACACCCGATAAAAAAGAAGAGGCATAAAAAAAGGGACAATTTCTCGTCCCTTTTTTATTTCATTTAGAAAAGATTATCTCAATTCTCTTAAGTCAAATGTTCTAACACCATCAACTGTGATTTTACCGTAGAAACGGTTGTTCACCATCTTCTTAGCGTATCTTGTCATGATACCTTTGATAGGTGTGAAGTTGAATGGGTTATACATTGTTGGAGTCAATTGTAATGGTACGTATGGTGCGTACACATAACCTGTGTCTAACAATGAGTTACCTTTATGACCAATCAATACTGTATTCGGTGGGAAATAAGGGTCTCTGTAAACTTGGTATCTACCAGCCAAAGTTCCAACTCTTTCAATACCCATGTTATATTGGTCTTGCTCAGGAGCTGCGTTTGATACGTGGAAGTATTCCAAATCGTCAAAGATTGCACTGATTTCAGAAGAAACAACAATCCAGTTAGCTCCACCTCTCAATGTTGATTTGTGGATTTGAGCTGAAAGTTGGTTGATTGCTGTAATCAATGTTTGGTTCCAATCTTTTTGTGTGTATTGTGTTAATGGATTAGCAGCTGTACCTCTTTTCCAACCGTTGTAATCCCATCTCAAAGTCCATGCTGCACCTTTTCTCAAATCTCTCAAGATTTCTCTATCAATTTCTGCCGCAACTTGCTCAGACAATAAAGCCGTTAATTCAGCTTCAGCGTCAATGTTGTGGAATGCTGCAACGTCTTGTGCTAATTCAGGAGACCATTGTGCTCTCAATTTTCTTTCAGTTACAGAAACTGTTACTGATTCCAAATCAAAAGAAACTTCACCGATTTCATCTTCAAATTCTAAGTTTTGATAGATTCTGTAAGTACAAGTAAATACGTTAATACTTGATGTATTTGCGTTTGTTGTAATACCTGAATATCCATCTAAAGAACCTGAACCTACTGAACATGGAACTTGAGTGTCAATTTCTAAGTAAATAACACCATCTTGTGAACAAATGTTATCATATTGACCACCATTACCAGTTGTTGGGAATGTTGTAGATGATTGTGTACCGTATTGTACGATACCTTTACCATATTTTTGAGTAACAACTCTAAACAACAAGTTACCACTACTTAATGAGTTACCAGCAGTAGTTCCAGAGAAACCGTTAGTAACACCCATTGCTTGTGTACCTGTATTTTGTTGGATTGTTAATGATGATAAGAATTCTTCAGTATCCATTTCGTTACCGTTAGGACCGATTAATTTACCTGCACCAGCGTTGTTAAATCCTGACATTCCAATTAATACTTTTCTGAATTCAGTGCTTGCTGCATATCCTGAAGGTGTTAAATTAGTACCGTTCCATACTACAGTTGAAGCTGTAACTGTTCTTGCGCTAAACTTACCTTTAGAATAGTCAAATAACCCTGGAGGGTCTAAAGCCGCTTCATTACCTTCGTAGAATCTGTCATACAAATTCTTATCACTTGCACTGTAACCAGCGTCAGTTGAAGATGGTCCATCAGGAGCACCATAAGGTGCGAAGTGTGTACCACCTGCAGTTGGGTCTTGACCTTGGTCATAACCCTGAATTTTAGGTACGAAGTAGAACAATTTACCGATAGGTAAGTTCATAGCTTGTACAGATACGATGTCGTTAGCCAACAATTTAGAGAAAACTCTTCTTACGATTGGAAATACAACCGTTTCGAAAGAACCGTCTGATGCTGTGCTAGCAGCTTCGTTAATTAAGTGAGATGCTTGGTTTTCATAAAGTTGAGCGATGTTTTCTTTAACGTGTCCTCTCAAACCTTCCAAGAATCCTAATTTGTCCCATTTGTTAATAGTATCTTCTTTGATAACTTTAAGGTGCTTAAGACCGATGTTACCAACAAGACCTGATTCTAATAATGCTCCCATTTTTT